ATCATCGCGCACCTGATCAAGGATGCGATGAGTTATCCCGGCACGCGCGTTTTGATTTTGACGCATGTCAAAGAGTTGCTGGAGCAGAACGCCAGTGAATTGGTTGCGCTTTATCCAGAAGCAGATGTCGGCTTCTACAGCGCCAGCCTCAAGAAGAAAGTGCTGCGGAAGCCGATCACGTTCGCGGGCATCCAGTCGATCCACAAGAAGGCTTATGACATGGTGCCAGCGCCTGATCTGGTGATCGTAGACGAGGCGCACCTGATCCCGAAGACGGACGGCACACGCTACAATACGTTCCTCTCCGACCTTCGGGTATGCAATCGCGGTGTGAAGGTGGTCGGTCTTACGGCCACGCCCTACCGGCTCGATAGTGGCTGGCTGCACGAAGGCGACAACGCGATCTTTGACGGCATTGCATACGATATCCCGGTTGCCGATCTCATGGAGCAGGGATTCCTGGCCCCGGTGATTAGCAAGAGCGGCGTCAAGACCATCGACCTCTCGAACGTCGGCAAACGCGGCGGGGAATATATTGAGAGCGAACTAGCCAAGGCTGCATCCGATCCGGAATTGGTAACAGAAACGGTTGCAGAAATTGTGCGCTATGGTGCGGAGCGCAAGGCGTGGCTAGTCTTCGCTTGCGGTGTCAATCACGCCGAATTGCTTCGTGCCGAGTTCGAGACGCATGGTATCGAGGCAGATGTGGTCACGGGTGCCGATGGCATGACTGCACGCGCCGAGAAGATCGAACGGTTCCGGCGTGGCGAGAGCAAGTGCCTGATCAACGTCAACGTCTTGACTACCGGCTTCAATGTTCCGCATGTTGACCTCGTGGCAATCGTAAGGGCGACCGAAAGCACCGGCCTGTACATCCAGATCGTCGGACGCGGCACACGCATTGCGCCGGGGAAAGAGAACTGCCTGGTGCTGGACTACGGCGACAACGTGATGCGCCACGGATTCATTGATCAGATCAAGCCGAAGATCAAAGGCCGCACGGAGGACGGTCAAGCCCCGGTCAAGAAATGCCCAGAATGTTTGACTGTCAATCATGCCGCCGTTAGAGTGTGCATCGAGTGCGGCCATGAATTCCCGCCTCCGCAGTTCAACCACGGAACGAAGGCATATTCTGGCGCGATGATCTCCACACAGGTACAGGCCGAATGGGTTGACGTTGACGATGTGGGCTATTCCCGCTGGCGCAAGGAAGGCAAGCCAGATAGCATCCGCGTCACCTATTATTGCGGCCTGATCAAGGTCTCCGAATGGCTGTGTCCTGATCACGGAGGCTATGCTGCGGAACGATACCAGAAGCGGATGCCATCGCTAGGAGCGTCTGCCATGACCACCGAAGATGCCATGCAAGAGTGCGATCACTGGATCAAGCCACGCAGAATAAGGGTGAAGCCGAATGACAAGTTCCACGACATTGTACAACTCGACTACAGCCAGCCCAAGCGCCTCACCGCCGAAGAGTTGGCAGAACTCCAAGAACCGCTGTTCTGATTGCGTGAGCCTGTACGATGCTCGATATTGCACTCATTGGCGTGATGTTGTACCTGATGATGTACAGAAAGAAGGCTGCGATGCGTTCAACGGTTTCCCTCCCTTCTGAGCATGATGAACAAGCCGGATTCGTTCAATGGTTCCGCGCCAAGTGGCCTCGTGTATTGATCTTTGCAATACCGAACGGCGGCAAGCGCAACATCTCGACGGCAAAGAAGCTGAAGGCCGAAGGTGTCGTTCCTGGCGTGCCAGACTTGTTCATTCCGGCATGGGGAATATGGATCGAGATGAAGCGCCAGAAGGGCGGGCGAACTTCATCGGATCAAGACGGCATGATTTCATACTTGGAAAGCATTGGCCATCGCGTTATTGTTGGCTATGGTGCAACTGATGCCAGCGACAAACTGCTGTCTTTGTTGAATATGAGCGGGGCGGCGACTAAAGGAGGATAGCCACCGCCCCTAGCATCCGGGGGAGCAAACCGGATGCTTACATTAACGATTGATTGAGAACTCTAGTCTAGGCTTGCCATAGTTTCAAGGAGGAACATCATGGCCAAATATGAATACGATGCCACACAAGACCAGTGGCTTCATGGTGATCCGGGCGTGCTGTCCGGTTCAGTGGCCGCTGCTGATCAGCGGTATGCCAAGTCTGCCCAGATCAGGGAGAGCTGTGCCCCTCGGCTCTCCCTGATCGACTGGCTGATCTGCGGTCCAATCATGGTCGGTCTTGGCTTCCTGATGGGAGTTTACTGGCCGTGATGAGGTATCTTGTTTTGATCGCCGCGGTGACGGCTGGGAGTGTCTTGGCACATGCTTCGGATGCGACTCGATTGGTTACATCGGAGGCAAGACGGCAAGGCGTGCCGGTTGGATTCGCCTTGAAGATGGCAAAGATCGAGAGTGGTGTTCGATGCCACAACCACAACAAGCGAAGCAGTGCGTCCGGCCCCTTGCAGGTTCTACGCGGCACAGCGCGAGCTATGGGCTACCGAGGCGACATCCGGCGTGCTTCATGCGCTACGCAGACGCATTACGGCATGAAGCACTTGGCTATGTGCTGGCGCGGAGCGCGAGGCAATGCGGCGTTGGCAAAACGATGCCACCAGGTTGGCGTGTCTGTGTTGTACGGCAAAAAGAAGAGGAGGCGTTGATGACCAGAGAACCTGATCTTGAAACCGTCAATCGCGCATTGGGCGAAACGGTGAGGAAATTGCAGAAAGACTTGGCCGATGCTGACAGAAGAATCCGGCGGCTTCGAGAAGAGTTGGCAGAGGCTCATAGAGCAGCTGCACTAGCATCTGGGAGGGATTGGTGAGTGAAGGAATGGATGATGATCGATTCGCCCATATGCTCAAGCTCTCAACAGTTTACATCTCAGTGCTCAAGAGCCGATGTCTGTTTGATGACATGAGAGAAGCGGACAGTTCAGAAGAACACAATGCCTTGAACTGTCTGGAGATTGTGGCCGATACTTTCGTGGAAATGCAACGCAGACTGAGCGCGAAACCGAAGTTTAGAGTCAAAGCCCGCGCCGCACTCTCAGGAGACAAGCCGTGAGTGATATTTCAAACGTACTTCGCAAGGTCATTGAGCTTGACATCAGTCTTGGCCTTGATGGCACCCAAGAAGCTCTGGATGAGATCACCCGCCTCACCGCAGAGGTAAAGAAGCTGAAGGCTGATCTTGCCTTTGCTGACGCCCAGTGCGCCAAGATTGAAGGCTTGTTCCTCGGAACGAACAAGGAAAACGAGAAGCTGCGGGCGGCGCTAGAGCCGTTCGTTTGTGACTGTAAATCAAACTGCGAGTGGGAGCGTGATGAAGTCTGCCCGGATTGGAATGCCCGCGCCGCACTCCCAGGAGACAAGCATGAGTGATATTGTGGAGAGGCTTCGCCACTGCTCCGAAAACTGTGGCGATGAGTATTTGCATGAGCTTACAGGAAAGGCCGCCGACACCATCACCCGCCTCACCTCAGAGAGCGAGAAGCTGAAGGCCGGGCTGTGTGTGTGAGCTGGAGCTGAACGCGTACTACCGGAGGCTTTATCCGGGCGACCATCCACACAGCCAGAAGGAACTGGCGCAGGCTATGGCGTCAAACCCAGCCACCGTTGCACTGAAGGAGAACAACAATGATCAAGGCTGAACAGATATCGGATGAGGTGGTGGAGGCGGCTGCGAGAAAACAGGCAGAACTGGATAACGTCGAGTGGCACACCTTGAATGATGTTGCGATCACGTTGCGTTGCAACCACGCCCGCTCCACTCTCGCAGCAGGGCTGGCAGCGTGGCCGGGGGCTTGGCATGTTGACGCCGCTGACTTCGAGGAGAAACTCATCCTCCCACTGACACAGGAGAACAATGATGATCAAGCCTGAACAGATACCTGATGAGGCGGTAGATGCTATGTTGGAAAGCATAGGTTCTTTCTTCTGTCGCGCCCAAGCCCGTGCCGCCTGTGCCGCCATGCTGGCAGCGTGGCCGGGGATAGAAATCCACACTGACGGCACTGAGGACTGGATTGAACTGACCCTGACACAGGAGAACAACGATGACTGACATCATAGACGAACGCGAGAAGACACACGGCGATTATTATCAAGTGTCTATGATGGCACAGGAACTGAAGGACGCCATGCGGCGCGGCAAGAAATGGAGAATACTAGACGATATGCAGCGCGAGACGCTGGAGATGATCGCCAGCAAGATTAGCCGCATCCTGTCAGGTAATCCGCACGAGTCCGACCATTGGCGTGACATCGCTGGCTACGCCACGCTGATCGAGCGGTGGCTCACACCACCGGCTGACCTCGAAACCAAGTCTGACCGTTGATCACGCGGCAGAACTCCGGCTCGAGCAACATGCCGCTAGGTGCAAAGTGCAACACCACAAAACCCTGTGACCAGTTCACAGGGTTGTCCTCCGCGTAAGCGAACTTGTCGTTCTCGGGTCCGTAATCCGAAAGCGTTCCGCACTCCACGCCCCAGCGAAGGCCATTGTAATCCGCAAACATGGTAGCCTGGAGCCGATGCGTGTGGCCGGTCACAATCGACTTGCCGCTCTTCAATGTGTTGTTATAGGCCCCGTGCACCCCTTGATGGATGCGGTGCTTCACGACCGTGTGCTCGTTCAGCCATAGGCTTGTGCAAAACTGCCACGCAGGGAAATGGTCTGCGATGTCAAATCCTTGCACCTGTACATATTCCGGCGCTGCTTGCGCCAGCCTCGCCATGAAGCGGTTGTCGTGGTTGCCGTCTGTCCACATCAGATAGCAGCCGGGAGGCGCATAAGCCTCGATCTCTGCATGACGTTCCTTGACGGCTTCTAGTTCCTCGGCCACGCTTGGCGTCTGCACACGAGCGCTTGGAGGATGACGGCTGATCTTTGCACCGTCGAAGCTGTCGCCATTCATGATGACCATCGACGGCTGCAAGTCCTTGATGATCTCGATCATGGCAGCGAAAGCCTTGCTTCGCTCTCCCGGCCAGAAATGCCCATCGCTGCCGATGATGACAGAGCCGACAACATTTTCTTTTAAGGCGCGAAAACCTTTTGTCGGCACCTCAATCTTGATCCGCTGGGCTGGCTGCGAAATCGTGTTCAGAATGATTCCATGCTTGCGCTCAAGGCTATCCCGTCGAGCGTTGACGCCGCGCAGGTTGAGGCCCAATTCCTTGGATACGGCAGACGGTGATCCAAGACGCTTCCATGCGTCGATGAACTCTTGATCGGAGTACCTCTTGGTCATTCGCTACTCCTGCGCGCGGCGGAAGTTGAGCCGCCAGATCACATCTGCAACTTGCTTGCCGAGCATGACGATCTGCTTTTCTTCTGCTTCTGGGAAGACAAGATGCGCCACTTCGTGAGCGGCAATCTCCAAGAGAAGCTTCGGCTTCTGGAGGAGGCGCGGGTCTAGCTGAATGTGATCTTCGCCAATATAGGCCCAGCCCCAAGCACGCTCACAGGTCTTCCATTCGATGGTGATCTTGCGGCGCGCCATAAATCAATCCTTGCATCGCTTTCGGCGGTGATCCCACTCGCCGCCACGGCGGATGCAGTCACGCCATTCTTGTTCCTTCTCAGGTGGCATTCGCTTCATTAGAAATGGCAACGATGCCTTAAACATAACAACGCCAAGGCCAAACCAGAAAGATGGCCTTTGAGCGACGAGAAAGCCGCCAGCGCCAATGCCGATGAACAGCACGACGATGGCGGCAATCTCGATCCAGTTCACTTCTTGGCCCAGATAGACCAACCAGCGGCGAAGATAACTCCCAGTGCGCCGATGATCTCGTTCATGGCGGTAGAGTCAATAACTCCGGTGCCGACAACATAGCCGCCACCAGCCGCGAGAACGGCGCGAACAACGCCCCAGACCATTTCTTTTGTCATCACTTACTTCCTTTTGTTGTGCCGGGATATTGCTTCCACGGCAGTTGAAAATGTGGCCCGTCTTTGAGCGTCTTCCAGTCGCCGCCCCACTCTAGCAACACGTTCTCAGCCTTTGCCGCTGCCTTCATGCGCTTGGCTAGACTATCGTATAAAGGCCAGTCCCAGCGCACCTGGCCTTTGATCGCGCAAGCCAAATCAACAGCGTGTGAAAAACCATTTGCCGCAGGAATATGGCGAGACCGTAACGTCTTGGATGCGCGCTTGGCCTTGAGTATTTTCTGCTCCTCAAGAGTGCGAACGCCGCAGGTAACGATGAAGCCTGTATCGGCATCCTTCCAATCGCCAGCGCATCGATTGACCACACGCACCAGATCGGGATGAACGCCTTTCAGCTTGGCGAAGGATGCGCTGTTAAGCTTCATTTGCGTAGCGCCTCCTCGATGCTGTCCAGCTTCGCCATGATGGCGCGGCTCGTCTCGCGGATTTCCTTGATCTCGCGATCATGCGCCAACCGCGATGTTTCGGTCTGCGCTTGCAAGACGGCGATGGCTGTCTCGTGCGCCTGTTGCTGGCGGTAGATAACCCAGACAAACGCGGCCACTGGCGCGATGATCCATTGCATGATGGCCCCGAGCACTTTGAAGGTCTGATCGTCAATCATGGAACACCATTCATATCTTGACTGCGTATTGGTTGAGCATGAAGTCAATCGCCAAGCCGCTGTCTCCAAATAAAAGCATCTCGGTAGGAGGCAGTGGTTGCCGCGCAATGCTGACCGTTCCGCTTCCAATGATAAGCGAAAGCGATTGCGTAGGTTGCTCTTGGTTCATGTCCAGGCTGATGGTCTGAGCCGGATTGTTGACGATTAGCGAAACAGTCATGTCGTGATGTCCTCGCGCACATCAATCTTGAATGTTTCGGTGCTTTCAACGCCTCCACTTGTGAACTGTATATCGCAATACATGATACTGTCGTTGTCTTCGTCAGACACCGGCCACAATGCAGTGTTCGCTGCCGTCTGCGAGAGCGTGAAGCTGCCAGTTGCTGGTGCGCTAATCGTCACCGTCAAGGATTGGGAAAAGCCGCCATTCCGCACCATTGCCGCAACCGTGTAACCGATAAGGCTAAACGATGCCGGAACTGCGGTCAGACGCTGGCATGACAACGAAAGAGTATCGCCGCGCTTGAATGTGATCGTTTTGGTGATGGGCGTTGCCATTGATTTATTCCTTTATGGCAGTGAAGCATATTCGCGACGGCGAAAGAAATAGATTTTTCCTGCTGTTATGTTTCCTACACTGAACGAAACGCGAGCACGAAGAATTTTTTGCGCTGGCGGATCATTCATTGCAGATGCTGCGTCTATAGAAGCACTAAACTCATCATCTTTATAGCACATGGTAATCACAAAATGTGACTGACTTGCAATTCTTGGAAGGTAAAATTCTGCGTGATACCCAAACTCAGCAGATGATGGTCCATCAGCAGATTGTCTTATTAGTCTATATACTGCGTCTGTTTCTTTGAATGCTTCCATCTGAAGACGGCGATTGTTCAAAGTATCAGAATGATTTAGGTCTAAGGCAACAACGCGGTATTCGTATCCATCTACGAAATCAGGTGTCACAACACTTGATTGAACCCCGTTCACAGCGAAGTCATAAATCAATCCAGTCTTGCCATCACCAATGGACACCTTGTCATGCGGATGCCACCCAGACACCATGACAGGAGCGCCTGATGCGCTCTCGGCTAAAGCCGAAGGATTGTCGCGCAATGCTGTCACAGTCGTGCTCGACGGAATTGCGCCCACTGCTACTGCTGCGTTTGAAATGCTAGTCCATGTTGTCATCAAAGCCACCTATACGGTTGAGGAGTTGCGCTCAAGTCATTGCCACTGTTGTCGAGCCAGCGCCACGGCTGGGCTACGCCGTTGGCATCAAGACCAGCATCGGTCAGCCAGGTCCAGAGCACGCCGCCCTTCTCGTTATCTTCCGCCGTAAAGCGATATGTCAGGCCGTTGCGGGCTACCTCTGCCGAAGTGATCAGCCATTCGCCATCGCGCGGCGCACCAGTGAAATCGACATCCAAATAATGCCGTATCTGCACGACCGATCCGGTCCACACGTTTGTAGCATCTTTAGCCGAAAGATCGAACGTAATTTCTTTTCGCACATCAGAAAAACGATCGAGATAGTTTTGTGCGAGGGAATTAGCGATTGCTTGTGTGTTGATAAATCGGCAGAACAATTCTCTGATCTGCGGTTCACCGCCGTACTGCACTTGCTTGAGGACATCGATGTAAACCGAAACGCGAGAATAGTTGCTTTTCTCGGTCACACTCGGGATTGGCGTGCGTTGTAGATAATAAACGTGCGTTTGCGATGCACGCTCTTCCGGCTTTTCTTCAATCGTGAAACTACCGGCAATAATCGCATCGTCGTCAGTCAAAACGATAGGAGACGGCTGCGGCCTCACTGGCTCCATGAGAATCTTTTGGACGCGTTCGTCCCACCACAAATTCGATATGGCTTGGAGGCACACCTCGGCTAGAAGTTCTTCGATTTTGTCTGGGTCAGTAATCCATGCTGTGAAATTATAATCGGGTCGATATGTGGTCTTTGCTGTAGCCCAATCTGCGAAGTTGATGTACTTCGTGGGAATGCCGCCCCAATTGACAAGAAGGTCATAAAGGATTTCGTGGAATGGCGTGGCGTTGTAATAAAGCACACGCTGCACGCGGTCGTTCTGACTTTGAGCCGCTGCCGTTGTTCCTGCCAAGCCTCGTGTAAGTCCATCAAAATAGATGTTTCCGCCAGTCGTCTCATAACGCTGGGCATATTGGATCACCTCGCTGTTGATCCTGACATATCCAGTTGCAGGATAGTCGCTCAAGGTTGCGCCAGCCACGGTCATGGCCGTTGCTACGTTCGTGATGTTTGCTGCGAGTTCTCCACGGCTCAGATACGGTGCCGTCAAGTTGGTGTCGGTGATCTTTCGCAGGATGTCCTTGGCCGTAATCGAAACGCCATTGCGACCAGCGTCGATTTTCTCAATCACATATTCCCGCTGCGTCATGACCGAAAGCGGTTCGCCTATCAGCCCCTCGTAGATGTTGAGCGTATATCCGATGTGATACGGATTGCGGGCAAGCCACTTGCTCCAGAAGCTGCCGATCTGGTCTGGATCATAAGACCTCGTGGAGACGTAAGGATCGGTGCCTACGTCATTCCAAGGGAAGTCTTTGATACGGACATTACTCACGGCGCGATAGCCTAGCGGGCTTTTATTACGCGATCCAGAGGCCACGTTGAGGACGGTCGGAGCCGTCTGATAGTTCTGCATTGCCGGGATAGCGAGTGCGGGCTGGTAAATGTAATCAATCAGGAACGGATCGCCCGCTTCCGTGGTGAGCGTGTTGCCATTCTCGGTCAGCAGATTGGTGTTGTTGTCCTGCCACTCGTATACGTCATCGTTGACAAACCGCAGCGTCAGTGACTTGCTCAGATCAAGAGCCGATAGGAACTTGCAAGTCTTGTCTGTGTTCCAACAGGCATCGCCAGTCGCATTGCAAGGCGAGACGCCGAACGTGCGGGAGCAGAGCGGCTGGATTATCTCGACAATCTCGACGGGGCGCGCTGCAAAGGTCATCAGTAATATCCCGTGACGCCGAGGCTGACAGAGCGATAAGCCTTGATGCCCATATTCACTGGTTCAACGTCTCGGTCGGTCCAGACGAAGCCAACATCGGTTGTGATCTTGGACGGATTGCCAGCGATGCAGAATGGATGCAATGGCAACGTCTTTGCGAACGGCTCGAAGTAGGTATCGTACCAAGCCGTTGTCAGATATTCCCAATCGTAAGATGTGGTAACGGCGCGCCTTTTGATGATGCGCCCTAGCCATTGGCCGGTTTCAGAGAACTGTTGCTGTGCTTCCGTGACGCGGTTCAAATTGAGCGGCCTATGGCCTCCGTAAATCGGAATCGGCATTTGCAATGCAGCGCCCGCACGAATGATGCCGATGGCAATGTCTGTGCCATCATTCACGTTCACTCGCACTTCGCGTACGGTGTATAGTGCTCCAGCGTTGTTAAAGAATGCTGCAATGGTCGAATTGTCGGTTGGCGAGATCGTCGCACGAGTTGTGTGACCACCTCCGACTGTTGCCGCCGTAGAGATTGTCACCACCTTGCCAGATAGGTTATGCGCTGCGATAAAAACGCAATCGATAGATACGTCTGCCGCTGCCACAAGAGTCCAGTTATTCGAGCCTGGCGCAAGCTCCCACCGCTGCGATGTGTAGTCATTGGCAGCATAAGCCGGATTGGTTCCATCACCAGAGACAGTGCCGGTTATCATGTCCCACAAGATGCGGGCATGGTTTAGCGGCTCATTCGTGGAGACGG